GTCAACTTTCCCTCCCCGAGCAGTGCGGGGGAGGTGGGACGTGAGACGCACCATAGCCGCTGTGCTCCCCTTCCTGTGGATTGGTTGACCGGTTCCGCATCCTCGAGGGTTTCAGGCACTCAGAACGCAACCTGTGCGGAGCGTTTTTAGGCAGGAACAAACCCGCAGCGCACCGATGCTGCAGGCGTTACATGGTATGCTCGTCGCATGTTCTGCACGGTCTGCCAATCACAGCTATCGCCACTTCGACGTGGCGACCAGGTCACATGCTCGAGCAAGTGTCGAGTGGCTGCGCATCGTGCGCTGCCAGCACTAGAGCTCCGTGACCGTGCACGCTGGGTGCGACGCATGCCATCCAAGATGCCAATGCAATGCAACGGATCACCCGCATCGTCAACGAACCCGGACACCTGGTGCGATTACACCGCCGCCGCCACCAGCAACATCGGTGCCGGGCTCGGCTTCGTTCTCAACGGTGACGGCATCGTGTGCGTTGACTTCGATCATTGCCTTGACGGTCGTGGTCGTGCGCTTCCGTGGGCAGCTGCTCTGCTCGAGTCCGTTCCGGCCACATACATCGAAGTGTCACCATCGGGTGATGGTTTGCATGTCTGGGGATTCGGCACCGTCAGCAAAGCCCGAGTGACCACAGGTGTCGAGGTGTACGGCAACGGTCGTTATCTCACAGTCACAGGCCGGCGCTGGCGTGCGTGCGGTTCTTCGTTTGCGAACATTGATGAATGGATCGGGTCGCTGCCGGTCTGAACAGGGGCAACGATGGCTGCAGGTCCAATGGAGAAAGCGATCCGGTCCACGCTCAAGCAGCTTGAGGTGAGCCCGGTCACTGATGCCAGGGCACGCTTGGCGATCGTGCTGGCAGTGTCACTTGATGCAGGCGCAGGTATGGCGACAGCGGCCATCTCGCGTGAACTACGGGCAACGCTGACTGAACTGGAGAACCGCGATGGCGGCGACACGGACGGATTCGCAAACCTTCTTGAACAGTTGTCTGCCCCGGTGGTCAACGCCAAGAAGTGACAGACCAACGCTCGGTGATCGGGTCGCCAGAATCGCTGAGGTTCTCGGCACCCCTTTGATGCCGTGGCAACGTCACGTTGCTGACGTCGCCTACGAACTCGATCCTGATACCGGTCGCCTGGTCTACCGTGAGATCCGGCTGACAGTTCCACGTCAATCAGGCAAAACGACTTTGATGCTGTCTGCGATGACGCACCGCTGTGTTGCGATGGGCGGTGTGCAACGTGTCAGCTACACGGCACAGACCGGCAAAGACGCCCGGCTGAAGTGGGAAGACGAACACGTCCCGGTGCTCGAGCGTTCACCGTTCGCATCACTGATGCAGGTGCGTCGCACCAACGGCAGCGAAGCTATCCGCTGGGGTGACGGTTCGATCTGGTCGCTGATGGCCACTACCGAAACCGCCGGCCACGGTGCCCAGCTTGATCTTGGCGTCATTGACGAAGCGTTTGCGCTAACTGATGACCGGCTCGAGCAGGCCATGAAGCCTGCAATGGTTACCAGGCCGCAACCGCAGCTGTGGATTGTTTCGACCGCTGGCACGAACGACAGCCTGTATCTGAACGACAAGGTCGATGACGGCAGGCTTCGGGCAATGGCCGGCGACACGAAAGCTGTGGCTTACTTTGAATGGTCTGCTCCTGATGATGCTGATATCGGTGACGAATCGGTGTGGTGGGATTGCATGCCGGCTTTGGGTGTGACGGTTCCGATCGAAGCGATCCGATCCGATTTTGAGTCGATGCGTGAACCTGAGTTTCGACGTGCGTATTTGAATCAACGTCAGGATCGTGCAGCTGCTGCACCGTGGCAGGTGTTGTCGCAGGATCTGTGGGATGCGTGTGCTGATGTTCGGTCGCGCATTGATGGTCCGGTTTCGTTGGCGTTGGATGTGACACCGTCACGGTCGATGTCTTCGATCTGCGCAGCTGGTTTGCGTGCCGATGGTGTGGCGCATGTCGAGGTGATCGGCAACAGACCTGGTACTGCGTGGGTGTTGGATTGGTTCACACCTGATCGGGTGCGTGAGTACAAGTCGATCACGATTGATCCTGTGTCCGCTGCTGGTTCGATGGTTGGCGATCTGCGCCGCCTCGGTTTGCATGTCAACGAGATCAGTACCAGGCAGATGGCGACCGCTTGCGGCAAGTTCTTTGATCTGGTTGTTGCTGGCGAGTTGCGTCACATCGAGCAGTCACCGTTGTCTGGTGCTGTTGCTGGTGCGAAGCGCCGCAAACTTGGTGACGCTTGGGGTTGGCATCGTCGCGATACTGCGGTTGATGTGTCCCCGTTGGTGGCGTGCACGTTGGCGTTGTTGAATGTTGTTGGTGCCGAGTTCGCGTCGGGTGTTCCGACGATCGTTGACCCGTGGGGTGAGTCCGTTGCGTGACATGTTGACCACGGTGTTTGAGATCGTTGGTTGCGCACTGGTTGTTGCTGGTGTTGCGATGTTGTCCGTTCCTGTTTCTGTGATCGTGGCCGGCGTGCTCATGGTCACCGTGTCCTATCTGGTGGCTGACCGATGAGTTTGTTTGCGAAGCGTGCTGTGAATCCACCGGACCCGTTGCAGGTTGCACCGTGGATTGTTGGCAATAACTGGTCTGGTGAGCCTGTCAATGAAACAAGTGCCCTCGAGGTTGCCGCTGTTTTTGCGGCTGTTTCGTTGTTGGCTGATTCGGTGGCGTCGTTGCCGATCCGGTCAGTTCGTCATGTTGGTGATCGTGTTGAGTCGCGACCTGTGCCCCGGTGGTTGTCGGGTTCGAGCACGGTCACTCAGTACGAGTTGATCCACATGATCGTGTCGTCACTTGCTTTGCACGGCAACGCGTATATCTACATCGATCGTGAGAACGGCACACTGCCGTTGTCGCTGACCCCGTTGCACCCGAACAACGTGCAGGTCAACGTGATCAACCGTCAGCGGTATTACACCGTGAACGGTGGAACGATCCCACAGGACTCAATGCTGCACATTCGCTGGTGGACACCACCGCAGGCTGCAACTGGTTTGTCACCGATCGAGATGCAGAAGACGACCATCGGGTTGGCGTTGTCAATGGAACGCCACCTGGCACAGTTCTACGGTGAGGGTGCAACACCATCATCGGTGCTCGAGGTTGACGGCGACCTGACAGCAGATCAGGCAAAGGCTTTGCAGGCTACGTGGGAAACTCAGAACCGCCGTCGCCGCCGGCCAGCTGTTCTGACCAACGGCATGAAGTGGCGCAGCATTACTGCTGACGCTGCATCTATGGAGATGAACGCATCACGTGAGCTCCAGATTGCGCAGGTCGCTCGGATCTTCCGGGTGCCGGCCTACATGATCGGTGCACGTGGCGAGTCGAACACGTACACGAACAACGAAGCTGCCGGCCAACACTTTGTGACGTACACGCTGTTGCCGTGGTTGCGTCGCATCGAGGCTGCGCTGTCGTCGCTGATGCCGGCCCCACAGGAACTGATGTTTGATACAGCTGGGTTCTTGCGTGCCGATCAAATGAACCGCTATCGCGCTCACGGTGTCGGCATCCAGTACGGTTTCCTAACCCCGAACGAAGCACGTGCCGTTGAAGGACTCGAACCGTACTTTGGTGGTAACGAGTTCGTGATGGCTTTGCCGGGCTCACCGATGGCCGGCCCAGGTATCGACCCGCCGCCTATGGGCATCGACGACCAGCCGCCAGTCTGATGCCATACCAAATCGAGCAGGACATCGAAGGTTGTGCTGGTTGGGCTGTTGTCAAGATTGGTGAAGGCATGGTTGATGGCGGTTGTCATCCAACGATGGCTGAAGCCGAAGCGCACCTGACCGCTTTGAACCTTGCGACAATGAACGAAGATCGTGCACCTGACAGCTTCGAACCAACGCAGCCGATGGTTGACGAAGCGCAGCAGGGGTTGGATTGGCGCACCGAGTTCGGGCGGGGTGGCACAGCGGTTGGTATTGCTCGAGCGCGTGACATCGTGAACCGTCGTCCGTTGTCGCTTTCGACGGTGCAACGCATGGCTTCGTACTTCGCACGTCACGCTGTTGACAAAGAAGCCGAGGGGTTCCGGGTTGATGAACCTGGCTATCCGTCGAACGGTCGTATCGCATGGGCGCTATGGGGTGGTGACGCAGGTCAGCAATGGTCTGCTGAGATTCTGAGCAGTCTAGAAAGAGAGTTCGAACCGATGACCGCTGAAACCCGTGACGGTGAGATCGCAGGCATGTACCCGATCACGCCACATCAGATCGCACAAATGGATTCCGAACATGACGTTGTTGAACTGTTCGGCCAGTACGACCAGGGCTCAGGCCCCGACGGTGCCCACTATGTAGCCGAGTCACCTTTTGCCGCTGATGGTTTGGTGTGCTCGAGTTGCGTTTACTACGAAGGCCCGCGTGCCTGTCACCTCGTGGCCGGCGATATTGACCCGAACGGGATCTGCAAGAAGTGGATCATCCCTGGTGCACTCGTGAACCCTGATGCTGTCGCTGAACCGATGGCTCCGATGGCTCCGATGGCTGAGGCTGCGTTGCCGATGCGGTATGCGGCGATCGAAACCGAGACACGCAAAGTGAACGGTCGTGACGTTGAGTTTCGTTCGGTCACGGTGGGCCCGCTTGACGTTCGTGCAGCTGGTGACGGCATGCAGTTCAGTGGCTATGCGGCTGTGTTCAACAGTGACAGCGAACCGTTGCCGTTCATCGAGCAGATCGCACCTGGTGCGTTCAAGCGTTCTTTGAGCTCTGGCCGTGAGATCCGCATGTTCAACAATCACAACACCGACCAGGTGCTTGCGACCACGAAGAACGCGACCCTGTCTTTGACCGAAGACGATCGCGGCCTACGGGTTGACGCAAAACTTCCTGACACAACGCTTGGTCGTGACCTTGCCACGCTGATCGCTGATGGCACTGTTCACAGCATGTCGTTCGGTTTCAGTGTTCCGCAGGGTGGCGACAGCTGGTCTGCTGATGGCACCTCACGTGTTTTGCGTGAGGTTGTGCTTCACGAGGTTTCCATTGTGCAGGGTTTCCCTGCATACCCTGAGACAGCTGGTGCGACTGTTCGCACCGCTGATGATGTTGTCGAATCCGCTGCCGGTGTGCCGGTTGCGTTGATGCGACGCAAGCTCGAACTGAACGCGAAGCGTTCGGTCGATTGACGGCTCGGGTCCGTGCCCGGAGCAGCTGCGGCTGCCACCACCACGAACACCACCCGTAATGCAGTAAAGCAGTACCCCCATTCCAACTAGTCCCAGGAGGACAGCCATGAGCGAAGAGCTCGTCAAGCGGCTGACCGAGAAGCGCGCGAGTGCGTGGGAGCAGGCCAAGTCCCTGCTCGACGTTGCGACTCTCGAGAACCGCGATCTGAGTGCTGAGGAATCAGCACAGTTCGACCGTATCAACCAGGACATCGACGCTTACGATGCCCGCGCAAAGCAGATCCTTGAGGTTGAGGCTCGCGAGCGTGCGATCACTGAGAGCCGCAACGCTCTCGGACTTCCGCAGGACTTCACCCCTGCAGAGATCAAGCAAGCCCAGACCGACGCTGAGATCATCCGCAGCATCGCCACTGGTGAGCGCCGCATGGCTTCGTTCGAAGCTCGTGACGTCACCACCGGCAGCACCGGTGCACCGGTCCCGACGAACTTCTACAACCGTCTGGTTGAGCAGCTCGTCCTTCAGGGCCCGATGCTTGACGGCAATGTCGTCACCATCCTCACCACCGATTCCGGCAACAACCTTCAGATCCCTCGCCAGTCTGGTTTCACCGCCCCGGCGATCACGTCTGAAGGTTCGTCGATCTCCGAGTCCGATCCGTCGTTCTCGGCGTTCATCACCCTCGGTGCGTTCAAGTACGCAGCTACCCTCCAGCTTTCGCGTGAGGTCGTCGAGGATTCAGGCATCAACCTGCTTGACTTCGTCGCACGTCAGGCCGCTGTTGGTATGGGCACCGCCGTCAACGCTGGTCTCACGACCGGCACCGGCACCACCCAGCCCAAGGGCATCGTGGCCGCTTCGACTCTCGGCGTCACTGGTGGAACCGGCGTGTCCGGCGTGCCCACCGCTGACAACCTGATCGACCTGGTCTACAGCGTTGGCTCCCCGTACCGTCGCCGTGGCGGTTCCTGGCAGATGCGTGCAGCGACCCTCGCTGCGATCCGCAAGCTCAAGGACACCACCAACCAGTACATCTGGCAGCCCTCCCTTCAGGTGGGTCAGCCCGACACGCTGCTTGGTTTCCCGGTGTACGAGAACCCCGACGTCGTCGGAACCGGCACCTCGGCGAAGTCCGTCATCTTCGGTGACGCGTCGTCGTACTACGTGCGTCAGGTCCGTGGCATTGAGGTCGCACGCGATGACAGCGTCGGCTTCGTGTCGGACCTCATCACCTTCCGCATCACCTGGCGTGGAGACGGCAACTTGCCGGACACCGCTGCTGTGAAGCACTTCATCGGTGGCGCTTCCTAACCACCGGTAACAGGTCGTGCGTTGGGGTGCTGCTTTGCCCGTGGGCGGCACCCCACGCACACCACCTGGCAGTTCCACTGGCAAACACGGGAACACTGGAGAAAGAACATGGGCAACAAAAGGAATCGCAATGCTGGTCGAGATCAACGGAATCCCAACGGATCTGCCGCCGCACATAGCAACAGCGTTGGTGCTGGCGCAGATGTGCAGAATCCTCGAGCCGGAATCCTCGTCCACAGCAACGCACCCTGGGCCGGCACCGGTTACGGGGTCCAAGCCGCGAACATCACGCGCCAGATCAAAGCCACCGGCAGACCGGTCACGTTCTCAAGCAACTACGGGCTCTACGGTGGGATCACCGCATGGGAAGGCGTCGAAGTCCTCCCGAACGGCTACCACCCGTACAGCTGCGACATCCTCACAGCGCACACCAAACACGCGCAAGAAACCACCGGAGCCCGAACAGCTCTCCTAACCCTGTTCGACACTTGGGTTTATGACGGTGCAAACATTGATGGCATTGACCTGGTGGCCTCATGGGTGCCGGTCGATCATCTGCCGCTACCACCGAAAGTTTTGGCGTTCTCGCAACGTCCCACGGTGATGTCGATCGCTATGTCACAGTTCGGCTTGGAGCAGCTCGAGCGTGCCGGCATCGCAGCCGAGTACGCACCGCACAGTGTTGACACTGACACGTTCAAGCCAGGTGCCACTGTTGACGGTGCAAACGGTCGCGACATTCTGAACATTCCTGATGATGCGTTCGTTGTTGGCATGGTCGCCGCAAACAAAGGTCACGCACCGATTCGCAAAGCGTTCGGTGAGAACCTGTTGGCGATGGGTGAGTTCATGTCACGACATCAAGATGTCGTGCTGTACATGCACACCGAGTCACGTGGCGCTTCGCTCGGCATTGATCTCAAAGCGTTGGCTACAGCGTGCGGTATCCCAGAGGATCGAGTTATCTGGGTTGACCAGTGGGCTTACTACGCAGGTTTGTCAGCTGATGTGCTGGCCGCCATCATGGGTGCGTTCGATGTGCAGCTGCTGTGCAGTCGCGGTGAAGGGTTCGGTGTTCCGGTCCTCGAGGCTGCAGCGTGCGGGGTTCCGTCGATCGTGTCTGACTTCTCAGCGCAGCCCGAGCTCGTTGCAGACTTCGGGTATCTCGCCACGGTGCAACCGTATTGGGATGCCGGGTCATCATCATGGTTTTGCACACCGCTGGTGCACAGCATCGTTGACCAACTGGAAGATGCATACGTCACCGCTAAGGCCCCTGAGCGTCGTTCTAAGGCCCGCCAGCACGCAGAACAATACGAACACCGCAAGGTGTTCACCGAATGCTGGGAACCGATCCTGAGCCGCATCGATGAACGGGTCAACAATGGACACAGCCGAACTGATTGAAGTCCCCTGGCTTGAGCTCGGCAAACGATCCGAACCATTCAGGACCATCATCAACCAGCTGCCCCCAAATTGTGTCATCGTCGAAACCGGCAGCATTCGCAAAGAAGGCAACTGGTGCGGTGACGGACAATCAACGGTCGTCTGGGATCAGGTAGCCCGAACCCTCGCCGGCCACGTCACCACCATCGACATTGACCCGATCGGCGCACAACTAGTTGATCACCTCGGGCTGACATGTACCACAGCAGTCACGGCTGACTCACTGACCACGCTGCGCAAACTGTCTGCCCCGGTGGATCTGTTGTATCTCGACAGTTTCGACATTGACTTTGCACACCCTCAGCCAGCACAACAACATCACCTGCGTGAGATCGCTGCAGCATGGCACCTGGTGCGTCCGGGCTCAATCGTCGCAGTGGACGACAACCTGCCCGACGCTGGCAAAGGCCGGCGGGTAGCGGAGTTCCTTGAATCACGTGGTGCTGTTCGAATCGTTGACGCTTACGTTCAAGCCTGGAGAATCTGAATGACAATCACAAACGGATACTGCACGCTCGATCAACTCAAAGCGGTGCTGCGGGTCACAGACACAGTCGATGACGTGCTGTTCGAATCACGTATCGAGGAAGCGTCACGTGTGATCGACGATTACTGCAACCGTCGGTTCTACGCTGACAGCACAGCGACCGCACGGATCTTTGTTGCGTCAGAAACCACGAGTGTCGTGGTTGATGACATCAGCAGCACAACCGGTCTGGTCGTCAAAACTGACAGCGCAGGTGATGCGACTTACGCAAAGACGTTGACTGCAGCTGATTACCAGGCTGAACCTTTGAACGCTGTGTCGCGTGGTGTGCCGATCACAATGATTCGCACCACTGCCAGCGGTTACCTTCCTACTGCAATGGCACCAGCTGGTGTGCAGGTCACCGCTAAATGGGGTTGGCCTGCGGTGCCTGAACCGGTGCAGTCTGCGTGCATCATTCTCGCTGGTCGTCTTGTGAAGCGTGGTGATTCGCTGCTTGGTGTCGCTGGGTTCGGTGACCTCGGTGCGATCACGGTTCGCTCGATCGACCCTGACGTTCAGCGCATGCTGGCCCCGTATCGGGTGCTGGTGGTGGCCTAATGGCCGGCACAGCGTTAGACATCCAGGACAAACTTGCCGAGGCTTTGCAGACCATACCGGGCTTGCGCGTCGCAGATCATTTGCCTGAGCAGATCAATCCGCCGATCGCTGTGATTCAGGTGCAGTCGGTTACGTATCACCGGGCGATGCGCGGTGGCCTGTCCACCTTTGAGTATGTGGTGAGTGTGGTTGCCGGTCGTTTGGGTGATCGCACTGCGCAGCGCACGCTTGATGCGTGGATGTCTTGGGATGGTGCGCAGTCTGTGCGTGCGGCTCTCGAGGACGATCAGACCCTGTCGGGTGTCGCGCAGTCCGTGAAGGTGAACGACATGCTGGCGGTGCGACCTGTGTCGTTGGGTGACGCTGCGTATCTGTCTGTCGAGTTCAACGTCTACGTCAACGCATAGGAGCGAATCATGGCGTCATACAAGATCATCGGACCCTATCGGGTCTGTGAGCGTCAGCCAGGGGAAACCCTGACCGACAAAGACCTTGCGATTGCGGGAGTCGATGTTGACCACCTGATCGCAGCGGGTCACCTTGAAGAAACATCAACCAAGCGCAACGGCACCGCTGTTGCTGATACCCCGGAGGATCAAGCCTAATGGCTATCGTCGTCACTAACGCAGTTGTCACCATCGGTGGCGTGGATCTTTCCTCGCACATCACAAAGGTGACCCTGTCAACCTCAGTCAATGAGCTCGAGACCACCACGTTCGGCAACACCGCCAAGCGTCGCGTCGCCGGCCTCAAGGACTCCACCGTCGCCATCGACTTCAACCAAGACTTCGCAGCTTCTGCCGTCGAAGCCACCCTGTACCCGCTGGTTGGGTCCACAACCGCTGTGGTTGTGAAGCCGAACGGAACCGCTGCGTCGTCCACAAACCCGAGCTACACCTTCAACGCCCTCATCACCGAGTGGATGCCTCTCGATGCTCAGGTTGGCGAGCTCGCCACCGCATCGGTGACGTTCCCTGTTGACGGCACCATCACGAAGGCCACTGCCTGATGGCCGGGATCATGCGTCTACGGGTCGCTCAAACTGACGGCGATTCGTATGATCTCAACATTGGCCCGAAGGCCATCGTCGAAGTTGAGCGCCATTTCAAGAAGTCAATGGCGCAGCTGTTCAATGCGGAGAACGCCAGCTACGAAGCCTTGTGCTACGTGGCGTGGCGTGGTTCGCAGATTGCCGGAAAGATCGTCAAGCCATTCGATGAGTGGCTTGGCGAGATTGACGGCATCGAAGCAGTAGATGAGCAGGCGGTCCCTTTAGGGACAGCATGACGTTGCTGGTGGCCCAGGTCGCTGTGGCCACCAGCATCAGCCCCGTTGACCTGCTCGAGTGTCCACCTGAGATATTCAACGCAATGGTCGTGGTGCTCAAAGACCAGGCACGTGAAGCTGAGAAAGCACAAAGGCGGTGAACCCCGATGGCGAGCAAGGTTTCACTATCTGATGTTTCAGCTCTTCTGAATGGCCCCGAATCAGCGCGTGATGCTGTCAAACTTGAAGCGTCCCTCAAGGGGTACAACGATTTCAAGAAGGCACTTAAAGCGTTTGACAACGAACAGGGCACCGGAATGCGTAAGGCAATGGATCGTGAGATCCGTGCCTATCTCAAACCGATCGTGACTGATGCACAGTCAATGATCCCTGACTCTGCGCTGTCAGGTTGGCGCACTGGCAGCGGTCGTGGTGCCAGCAATCAGAGTGGTGCGCTGCCGAACTACGATAAAGGCGCTATCCGCAAAGGCATCGTGGTTCGTCAAGGTCAAGGAAGACGTCGCCGACCTGGTGAAGCTGTTGTCTCAGCATGGGAACTGCGCAACCAAGACGGTGCCGGTTCAGCGTTCGAAGGTGCCGGGCGTCGCGGTGGCAAGACTGCACAAGGCCGGCGGTTCATTGCTGCGCTGACCTTGTATCACGGCAAGTTCCCACGGTTGATTTGGCGTGCGTGGGGTAACGCTGGTGGCGACAAGCAGATCACCGCTGATGTCGTTGCAATCGTGAAGTTGTATGAATCGAAGCTCGAGCTAGCACTCAAGTCGGCAAAGGACTGATCAAAGATGGCTGTGAATATCAGTGTCCTTTCAACCTTCAATGATGCTGGCATCAAGAAGGCCCAGTCTGAGATGGGCAAGCTGAACAAGTCGGTGACTTCCGGCTTGTCGAGTGGTGTGAAGACTGCCGGCGCTCTTGGTGCTGGCGTTCTTGGCGCGGCTGGTGTCGCGACCGCAGCAGTTTTTGCTATCGGTCAAACCTTTGATGGTGCGTATGATTCGATCCGGTCGAACACTGGTAAGACCGGTGCCGAGCTTGAAGGTCTGAAAGGTTCGCTGCGTACCGTTGCCGGCAGCACAGCCACGTCATTCGATGAAGCAGCTGCTGTCATCGGCACTCTGAACAGCAAGCTGGGTCTCACTGGCAAGCCGCTTGAAGATGTCACCAAGTCCCTGATCGATCTGTCGAACCTGACTGGCACGGATCTCAACGGCAACGTCGAAGCTGTGTCTAAGGCTTTCCAGAACTTCGGGGTCAATGCCGCTTACCAGGCACCTGCTTTGGATGTGCTGTATCGAGCGTCGCAGCAGTCCGGCGTGTCAGTGTCGGATCTGGCGACAGCAATGGCTGATTCTGGTCCAATCCTGCGTGCTGCCGGAATGGACTTCCAGACTTCCACAGCGTTCCTGGCCTCGCTGGGCAAGGCCGGCGTCGACGCTGGCGATGTGATGCCAGCCTTGCAGCGCGGTTTGAAGAACGCAGCTGCTGCTGGCAAAGATGCCAATACATATCTAGGCGAGACGTTCGCTGCAATCAAGAACGCACCAGATGAGATCACCCGGAACCAACTTGCGTTTGATGCGTTCGGCAAGTCGGGCGGCAAAATGGCCCAGCTGATCGCTGAAGGCAAACTGTCATTCGACGATCTGAAAGCGTCGCTTGCTGGCGGTGACACCATCTCGCAGGCGACGACTGACACCGAGGACTTCGGTGAGAAGTTCGTCAAGCTGAAGAACCGTGTGATGATGGCGCTCGAACCGTTCGCCTCAAAGCTGTTTGACAAGGTCGGCGAGATCATGGATTTCATCGGCCCGAAGATCGATCAGGTGACGAAGTACTTTCAGGAACATGAGGGTGTAGCGAAGGTTCTCGCTGCGATCATCGGTGGTGTATTGGTTGTCGCTCTGATTGCTGTGAATGTGCAGCTGGTCCTTATGGCCATCAACATTCTTGCTGCCACTTGGCCGATCGTGCTGATCATTGTCGTGATCGGTTTGATGGTCGCTGCGATCATTTACGCATGGAACAACTTTGAGTGGTTCCGTGATGGCGTCATGTTCATCATGGCAACGTTGCGCAACGCTTTTTTCATGGTCAAAGATGCACTGATCACTGCCTTCAATGCGATCTGGGATGCGATCCAGTGGATGTGGGAAAAGTTCAACTGGCTGAAAGACGGCATCGGTTCTGTGTTCGGTGGTATCAAAGACGCGATCATCAGTGCGTTCAAAGCAGCGTTCAACATGGTCGTCAGCATTTGGAACGGCACGGTCGGTGGCCTCGGGTTTGATGTTCCCGATTGGGTACCGGGCATTGGTGGCAAGTCCTTCAAGGTTCCTGAGCTCTCACAGTGGGCGCATTCGGGTGGCATCGTTGGCGGCATGCCAGGTGCGAACGTGCCGATGATGCTGCAGACCGGTGAGATGGTTCTCAGCCAAGATCAGCAGGCAATGCTGCTTGGTCGCATCAACGGTGGTGGTGGCGGCAGTGTCATCAACATCAACATGACCGTGTCCCCGACTGCCGACAAAGCGTCGATCGGGCAGGCTGTTGTTGAGACGATCCGTGAGTATGAACGCAGGTCAGGTACCGGCTGGCGGGCAGCATGAGCCAGCTGCTGTTCGACGACATCACCGCCACCGTCGAGATTGGGTTCTCTACCACGGCTGGTGCGAACACGGTGCCGTTCGGTGGGCTGTTAGCAAACATCACCTGGACTGACGTCACCGCTTATGTGCGTGGGCTCAGCTTCCAGCGTGGCCGTTCCACCGAACTTGACCAGTTCCAGACCGGGTCCGCTTCAGTTGTTCTGTCGAACGCTGACCGCCGCTTCGACCCGCTGTACGCGTCATCGCCCTATGCGGGCGCTTTGACCCCGTTGCGTCCCATTCGCATCAAGCTCGCGCACGTTGATGGCAGCAGCATTACGCAGACCACCCCAATCTTCTTCGGATACATCGACGGCTGGCCCCAGACCTATGAGACCTACGGCGACGCCACCGTCACCATCAACGCCTCAGACATGTTCAAGGTGCTCAACAACGTGACGCTGCCGTCACTGTGGGCAGACAAGATTGACTCCGAAGATCCAATTGTGTGGGTGCGCTTCAATGATGGCACTTCCATGCGGCTCAAAGATTCTGGTTCATTGGAAACACAGTGGACTTGGTCTGCTGCGGATTCAGTCAGCATCAGTCGAGTGTCTAACTCCACTGTCGCAGGGTTGATTGCCGGGGATAGCAACCAGGCTGGTCAGTTCACTGAAGGCATTGATCTTCGCACCAACTTGTTCGACTACCCGGCGCAAGGTTTCCTGGCTGACGCATCAGTTGAGTTCTGGTTCCAATCATCACAGGCAGACTCTGAGTCATACGGGTTGGTCAACTTTGGGGTCGGCAAATACGCCATTTTCGGTCGCATGGTTTCCTATCTCGGGTATGGAGTTGTCCAGTTCTGCATTGGCGACAACCAATCAGGCGGTGACACGTTCGACGTGTGGACCTCGAGCGTCTTGGTCAATGACGGCAGGCCGCATCATGTGGTTGCCACGATCGGGCTGACGGCTGGCGGCTTGTGGGTTGATGGCGTCAAGGCCACGAAGACTGAGTCGAACTTGGCAGCGAACCTTTCGCTGGTCAATCCGACCAACGGCACTGTCGGTGGCAAGTCTTACTATCTGCTGCCCGATTACGCGTGCAGTAAGGAGTTCGTCGGCACCATTGATGAGTTGCTGATCTGGGACCCTCCGCTGACCGTGGCGCAGATCACGAACCATTATGAGATCGGTTCGGGCACGTTCAAAAACAATGAACGGTCGGATCTTCGGGCAGCCCGAATCCTTGACCTGATCGACTGGCCGAGCGATGGCCGTGACTTAGGAACCGGGCTTTCAACGATGGCCCCGTTTGTTCCTGGGGGCAAGACCGCTCTGGCGGCATTGCAGGAAGTCGAAGCTGCTGAGCAGGGCATGATGCTGGCCGGCGCTGACGGCAAGGTTCGGTTCATCACCCGTCAGGATTTCAACACTGCCACGACCGCTGCCACGTTTGGTGACAGTACCAGTGAGCTCGGCTACCAGGACATCGTGATCGAGCAGTCCGATGCTGACATTGCGAACCAGGTCACTGTGTCTCGTGCGAACGGTGGCAGTTCTACACAGATTGACGCCACATCGCAGGCTGCGTATTGGCCGCGCACCCTCGAGGTCACCGACCTTGAGATCGATGACGATGCGTTCACGGAGCAGCTGGCGAAGGATCTGCTGCGCCGGTACAAGACCCCGCAGACCCGTATCCGTTCCTTATCTGGAACAGTTAGAGGTCGATCAGCTGCCGACATTCAGACCATGTTGGATGTTGAGATCGGCGATCGGGTCACGGTCAAGCGTCGGCCCCAGGGTGTTGGGTCTGCGATCTCGCAGAACCTGCAGATCCAATCAGTCAACGGTGAGATCGGCACTGACAACATGGTGCTGTCGTTTGAACTTGGGCCGCAACCGACACAAGGCTTTGTGTTGGATTCATCAACGCTCGGTGTGCTCGACACATCGCGTCTAGCTCTCTAAGGGGTATCGCTGTGGGTGGTTACAAGAAGTGGAACACGAACGATGTGCTGACATCATCGAACCTGAATGAATACGTCGGGTCGCAGGTCGTCACCGTGTTCGCCACGACAGCAGCACGTGACGCTGCCATCAGTGGCGCCAACCTGATTGATGGCATGGTTTGCTACATCGCGAGCAACGACAGTTCCGAAGGGCTCTATGCATACAACGGCACTTCCTGGCGTAAGGGTCCGGGCTGGAACGCACCGTGGGGTTTGCTTTCGTCAACATCTGATGCCACTGATCGTGTACGTACAACAACAATGGCCGAACTTGCCAGCGGTTTGCGTACCAGTGCAACCGTTATCGGCAACCGCTGGTTGCGGTTCACGTTCGTTGCCAATGTTGCTGAAACGTCTGCTGGTGGTGGTTTTGTTGCCGAGGTCTACGACAACACAGCTGCTGCGACCGTTGGACGTATCGCACAGGTGTATTCAACGATCGACGCTGGCTACCAGATCTCCAATTCGATTGTCGTGCAGTCCACTGCATCTGCCGTGTACACAATCCGCATGCAAGGCATAACCCACAGTGTCAACGTCTACGGTTCAACCGTTGGCACTACCCGTTTCTTCGTTGAAGACATCGGGCCCGCAGGCAGCCCGCTGTGAACCTAGACACGATCCCATTCGTACAGGCACGCTATTGGACACCTGCCAGCATCACCCCGAAACTGATTGTCATTCACAGCATGGAATGCCCATTAGAGCCAGGACGTGCTGAACAGGTCGCACGATGGTTCGCAGGCCTAACGTCACCTCGAGCGTCAGCGCATTACATGGTGGACCCCGAAGCGGTTTGGTCAGGTGTTCGACCACCTAACATTGCTTGGCATGTTGGTTCAGCGAACTGGTATGGCGGTGCTGCGTCTATCGGCATCGAGCAATCAGGTTACGCATACAAAACCGACTGGCTAGCTGACGGCTGGCCACAACAACAACTAGACCGCATCGTTGACCTAGTCGGCTCGCTTTGTAACCGTTACGGAATACCGCAACAGTGGCTAGACGTGGACGACCTACGTGCGGGAAAGCCTGGTATCAGCACCCACGGTCTGTGCACCGCTGCCGGCCTCGGAACCGATCACACCGACCCCGGTCCCAACTGGCCTGTCGAAGAGTTCATGCGCCGCCTGACCGGTGCCAACAGGAAGAAGAAGCAACTGATGTTGATGGTCACGAAGCAAGACGGCGGGATTGTGCAGTTCGGGTTCTTCGCTGGCCAGCTGGTGCACCGTTGGCAA